TATTAGAATCTTTGAAAGAAAGTGTCAAGAGTGGCAAAATCACAATCAGAGAGGCAGCTATAAAGCTGCATAAAGCAGGGTGGACGAGTTTTGTAGACGTGGATAAAACGAAACAATTACTTGAATTATGAACTCAATAAATGTAAACGGTTGCAGCGTATGCCAGCCCGGCAAAGAGAATTACACTACCTACGCAACGAAGTTAGGCAGAAAGAGAGTGAGAATGTACCAGTACGACTACCGTACTGAAAGTGGTGAACTCTTTGCTTGTTGTGCGCCTACCTTAGAGGCGTGTAGAGAAAGACGGGATAAATGGCTTAGTTCACGACAATAAGCCAATTGTCGTGTATAACGATTGAAGATATTTCGTTATCTTTGGTTGTGGTAGTACCTTTGGGGTACTATCGCGGGGTGTAGCAGTGGTAGCTTTTCACTTTGACTTGGTGAAGGTCGGTTGTTCGATTCAGCCCCCCGCAACTATTGAGTATTAATTTAAATTTGACACGATTATGAACATTCTTACATTAAGCATCAAACAGAAGTATTTCGATGAAATCTTGGCAGGCAAGAAAACCCACGAATACCGTGAAATCAGACCAACTAACGCTAAGAAGTATATCACTTACCTATGTGGCGGTAAAGAATATCCGGCTGATGCAGAACTGCCTGAAGAAGGTGAGGTAGAATTGAAGCCTATCAAGTACGATGCAATCAAGCTTCTGACAGGTGCATATACGGGCAAGCGTCCTTATATCATTGTAGAGGTAAAGAACGCAGAAGCAGTAATTCTCACAGATGAAAACGGTAATGATATTGTTTACGAACATCAAGGCGAAGAATATCTTGCCGCACAAATGGATTATACTTTGGGCAAGATATTAGAGAAATATATAGATTGATTTGTTTAACTTTTAAAATTAGAAAGCTGAGTCGCAAGAAGAATTAACAGAGTAGCCGGACCGCGCAGAAACATGAATGGTGCAGGTGCAGGCGGTAGATTGGTTGCCAACCGTAGAGGTACGGCTAGTGCCACACAGTTAGGTTCACGTAGACAACGTTATGCTGATTTACGTGTGTCATTGGGTATGTCTGGAGGTTAACCATGAACAAGGTAGAACAAGCGAACCGGTATATAGACCTCATTCGGGTAAAATCGAATGAGGCTTTACTGTTTTTATCACTTGGTAAAGATTCGCTTGTTCTGCTTGATTTAATCTATCCGAAGTTTGACCGGATTGTTTGCGTGTTCATGTACTTTGTCAAGAATTTGGAGCATATTAACCGTTGGATAAACTGGACTAAAGCCAAATATCCGAAGATAGAGTTTGTCCAAGTACCACATTGGAATCTCACTTATATTCTCCGTGGCGGTATGTATTGTGTGCCAAATCCGAAAGTAAAGCTGTTAAAGTTGGCAGATGTGGTAAAAGCTATGCAGCTTACTCATGGAGTTTATTATACATTCTTGGGCATGAAAAAAGCTGATGGTATGAATCGTAGACTTATGTTGAAAGGGTATGAGGTAAACGGTTACGAGAATAACGGTATGGTTTATCCTTTGGCTGATTGGACACAAAAGGATATTCTTGCTTATATGAGGCAGCACAATTTACCCGAACCAGTTCGATATTCATTGAAAGCCAGTTCGGGTGTCGGTTTCAATCTTGACTGTATGCTTTGGATGGAGAAGAATTACCCACAGGACTTACAGAGAATTTACGAAGTTTTCCCGATGGCTGAAAGAGTGCTTTGGGAGTATCATAATCAACAAAATTAATAAGGAGGATTGCTGAGTCAGAAAAAGAAAGACAAGAGAACAGATATATGCTCAGGCAGAAAGATTGAGCGAAGCTAATTGGAGAAGAAAAAATACATGGAGTAGCAGTGCTGCAAGCAGGCGTGCAAAACAATCTCGTGATAATCTTATAGCAAGAGCCGAAAGGAATACTCTTCGGCAGAGAGGTTTCGGTCTAAGTAATGGCTAATATGGAATTATCAAAATACATAAAGAGTGAATCGGTGGAACTTAACCGCTCTGCCATTCACTTTGCAGACTATAATCCCCGGAAACTTTCCGATGAATCACGTAAGACACTGAAACGTGGCATCAAGAAATTCGGATTGGTAGGTGGAATAGTTGTGAATAAGCGTACCGGGCTTACCGTAGTCAGTGGACATCAGCGTTTGTCTGTCATGGACGAATTGCAGAAGTTTCCCGACAATGACTACCGCATTCGTGTTGATGTGATTGACGTGGACGAGCAGCAGGAAAAAGAGTTGAATATTCTAATGAACAATCCCAACGCACAAGGTACATGGGATTTTGACGCTCTCGCTCGTATTGTTCCTGATATAGACTGGAAAGATGCAGGACTGACCGATGCTGACCTAAACATGATTGGTGTCGACTATCTTTTGCAGACCGAAGAGGAAAACTCTATTGCGGATGCTTTGTCTGATATGATGGTCCCAGTTTCCGAACAGAAAGAAGCCGATAAAGCCGCCAAACAGTTGGAACGTGCTGAAAAGGTAGCCCACATGAAAGAGGTCAAGCATCAGGTGAAAGAAAACGCACAGAAGCAAGCTGAGAACATGGATGCCTATGTGATGTTGTCCTTCGATACCTATGAAGCTAAAGCCGCTTTCTGCGAAAGGTTCGGGTATGAACCAGATATGAAGTTTATAAAGGGAGAAGTTTTTGATGAACAAGTAGAAAGAATAGATTAATTATTGGGAGGAAAGCTGAGTTAGAAAGAAAACATATAGCCAGTTATATCAGCAGTCCAGACGAATAATGTACAACGCTGGAAGACAATACGGGTTAGGTTCTGCAAGACAAAGAAACATAAGGGATAGAACGAAATCCATAATGGGAAGATATGCTGAGAAAATAGATAGCTATTTCTCAAAAAGAGGAGTTGATGTCTATGGAAACAAGCCAATTTCTCGCCGTGTCTATATGGGTAACAATAACGGTTAAAATTATGAGCAATAGTGAATCTCAAAATAGAAAAGGTAAAGGAGGAAGAAAGCCTAAGTTTGATTATACAAGCGAGGAATTTCTTTCTCTCGTGGAATCGTATGCCAAAAAGGGATTCACTGACAAGGAAATTGCTTATGCCATAGGGATTTTGCCTCAAACATTCTGCGAAAAGAAAAGTGAGTACACCGAAATATCCGAAGTCTTAGCGCGTGGGCGCGCGACAATCAATGCCACTGTAAGGGCTAAATTCCTTGCAATGGCTCTCGGTGGCATAAAAACCAAAAGCACCGTGGTAAGAAAGCTCCGTGATTCAGAGGGAAATTTGACAGGTGAGGACGAATTACAAGTTAGCGAAAGCGAGTTGGCTCCTAATTTGCAAGCAATGTCCGTTTGGCTGTACCACCATGATGAAGATTGGAGAAAGATTGAGCGCAAACAAGATGAAGACGCTGATATTCCAACAGACATAGAGCATGGCATCAACATTGATTCCTGGATTAAAGACAAGCTAAAATGATAGTACCCCAAGAAATTTACCATCCATTATATGAGGATAAGGAAAAATTTATAATTCTTATCACCGGTGGGCGTGGTAGCGGAAAGTCTTTCAATGCTTCTACTTTTATTGAGCGGTTGACTTTTGAAATGACTCCCGTAGAGAAAATAGTTCATCAGATTCTTTACACCCGTTACACGATGGTTTCTGCCGGTATGTCTATCATCCCCGAAATGATGGAGAAGATAGATTTGGACGGTACCACGAAATATTTCAAGACCACAAAGACGGACATAGTCAATAAGATGACTAAGAGCCGTATCATGTTCCGGGGTATCAAGACTTCTTCCGGAAACCAGACAGCAAAACTGAAATCCATTCAAGGCATTACGACTTTTGTCTGCGATGAAGCGGAAGAGTGGACAAGCGAAGATGAGTTCGACAAGATAATGCTCTCCATTCGCAAGAAGGGTATTCAGAACCGGATTATCATTATAATGAACCCATGCGATTCCAATCACTTCATCTACAAGAAATACATTGAGAAAACTCACAAGCTGGTAGAGATTGACGGTGTGCAGGTTCAGATTTCCACTCATCCGAATGTGCTCCACATTCATACGACTTACTTTGATAATTTGGAGAATCTTTCACCGGAGTTTCTAAAAGAGGTAGAGGATATAAAGGTGAGTAATCCTGAAAAGTATGCTCATGTGGTTATCGGCCGGTGGGCTGACGTTGCAGAAGGTGCCGTATTCAAGAAATGGGGCATTGTTGACGAGTTCCCGGCTTGGGCAAAGAAAATTGCTTTCGGGCAAGACTTCGGTTATACGCATGACCCGTCTGCTTCCATTCGTTGTGGTATCGTTGATAACGCCCTTTACTTGGATGAAGTGGATTACCGTACTGGATTGCTTTCTTCTGACATCATCAAGACTCTTCGCCCGTGGGGATTGAAAGTCATAGCTGACAGTGCTGACCCTCGATTGATTCAAGAGATACACAACGGAGGAATCAAGATATATGCCGTAGAGAAAGGTGCAGGCTCTATCAATGCCGGAATTGACAAAATGAAAGATATGGAGATTTATATAACCAAACGCTCGTACAACTTGCAAAGCGAGTTCAGAAAGTATGTTTGGGCAAAGGATAAGGACGGGAACTATATCAACGAACCGGAAGACCATGACAATCACGGAATAGATGCTGTACGTTACTATGTATTGGGTGAGCTTCTTGGTAAGATTCAGAAGCCGAAAGATTTAACTGGAATATTCACACACTAAAAATATAAGCTATGCCATTGAATTTAGAAGAAATATTAGCATTGCCTGACATCGGGCAGAAGATAAACTATCTGAAGAAAGGTAGGAAGACTGAACTTCCCGACCGTTGCAAACTTTGGGATGATTGGAATCCGGAACGCCACGAAATCATTGTGGATAAAGAAAAGTATCCGGACAGAAAAGTACTTGATAAGGAATCCGAAAAAGTTTTCGATGAAAAAACTGGTAAGACTTATGAAATCGAAGCAAAGTATAAGACTGAACCGGTGAACCGTATTTCTATTCCATTGGAACAAGATATAGTGAACATTCAAACTGCTTTCACGGTCGGCACAGAACCGTCTATGGATTGCATTCCGACTGATGATGATGAAAAGAAGCTGCTGGATGCGGTAAAGGCTGTATTTAAATCCAACAAAATCAAATACCAAAACAAGAAGATTGTCCGTGCCTGGCTCTCCGAACAAGAAGCGGCAGAATATTGGTATGTTACCGATGATGATTCGTTTTGGGCAAAGTTTTGGAAGAAAGTTAAGACTACGTTCGGTGGCAAGGTCAAGCCCACCAAGAAACTGAAAAGCGTGTTATGGTCTCCATTCAGAGGTGATAAGCTATACCCGTTCTTTAACGACGAAGGTAAAATGATTGCTTTCTCACGTGAGTATAAAAAGAAGCTCATGGATGATTCGGAGGTCATCTGCTTTATGACTATCACGGACAAAATGGTTTATCAATGGGATTTGTCTAAAGGATATGAAGAAAGAACTCCTTTTGCTCATGGATTCCCAAAACTACCGGTTCTCTATGCTTATCGTCCTGAACCTTATTGCAAGAAGATAAAGACCTTCCGGGTCCGGTTGGAGAAACTATTATCCAATTATGCTGATTGTATCGACTATCATTTTTTCCCCATTTTGGAATTAATTGGTGAAGTGATAGGGTTCACTGGTAAGACAAAGGATAGAATGGTAAAACTGGAAGGAGAGGGGGCTGGTGCACGATATTTAACATGGAATCAGGTGCCAGATACCGTAAAATTTGAAGCAGAAACACTCACTAATATGGCTTATGATATGTCAAACACTCCAAGAATATCCTTTGAGACGTTGAAGGGGGTAGGCAAAGCATCAGGAACCGCTTTCCGCTTTATGTTCATGGGTGCACATATGGCGGTAGAAAATCACGGTGAGGTTATCGGTGAGTTCTTGCAGCGGAGAGTAAATTTCATTGTTTCCGCTTTAGGCTCTATCAATCCAACCGAGTTTAGCAAGGCATCGCAGACCATTGACATAGAAACAGAACTGGTTCCATATATGATTGATGATTTGAATGATAAGGTGACTACTGCCGTTTCCGCTGTCAGTGGTGGCATCTGGTCAACGCGTGAGGGAATCATGTTTGCCGGAAATGCTGATAGGGTAGAAGAGGAACTTGCAGAAATCAAGGAGGAACAAGGGGCAAAGAATAGTAATGCAGCGTTTCCTAACTTCAAGGGATAATTCATTACTTCATGTTTTTATAGTACTATTGAGCGGAGCTAATTTAGTTCCGCTTTTTTTATTGCTAAATTCTATATTATAGAATATATTTCTTGGAAAAATTTTATAATTCAAAATTAATTCATATTTTTGCATCAAATAAATGAGATATGAGAATTGTATCACATAAGAAATTGAAAGAGTTCTACGAAACGAAAGGCTATGAAGATTCACGCATAGCTTTAGAACGTTGGTATGATATAGCGGAAAAAGCTGAATGGAAGAACCTATCAGACATTAAAGTAGATTTTCCTGCTGCTGATTATGTAGGCAACCAGCACTATGTATTCAATATTAGAGGTAACAATTATCGACTGATAGTAGTTGTAAAGTTTACAATGGGCTATATTTTTATTCGGAAAGTGTGTACCCATAAAGAATATGATAAAATAGATTGTTCAACCATTTAAGATACAGGATATGAATAAAGTTAGTAAAGAACAATATGAATTTGCTTTGGCAAGAGTAGAGGAACTTCTGCCATTGGTTGATGATAATACCCCTGCAAACGATAAAAATGCGGTGGAGCTTACAGTTATGTCCGATATTGTGATAGCATACGAAAAAGAACATTATCCGATAGAAAAACCGACTGTTGCGGAATTGATAGAGCTATCTCTTGAAGAGAAAGGGATGAGTCAAAAGCAACTTGCTGGTGAGATTGGAATAAGTCCATCGCGTGTGAATGACTATATTTCTGGACGTTCGGAACCGACCCTCAAAATTGCGAGGTTGCTATGTCGAGTGTTGAATATACCTCCAGCCGCGATGTTGGGTTTCTGATTAGTTCATAAGAAGAATATTTAGGCGTGATTCATTCGGTTTCACGCCTTTTTTATACCATTTTACGACAATCGTTTCATTGTCGTGTATCACCTATCTGATAATTTCTCACATAGCTTATTAATGCCGAAATTTACCGTAGAAATTTATAAATCAAATTCATACGGTATGACAATCTTAGAACAAATCTTAGCAGGCCTTCAAACCAAGTTTTCTGGGGTGGATGCTGCTATTCTTGCCCGAATTGCCACTAAAAAGGCAGAGGGTGTAACGGACGCAGGCCAAGTACCTACCATTGTGGAGGGAATTAGCTTTTCGGACGTGCTAACAAATTATGGTGATTTCCGTGCCGGGGATGCTTCTTTCAAGTCAGTTCAGAACTACGAGAAGAAGCATAACCTTAAAGACGGTAAGCCAGTCGAGACTACCACTACTACCACAACCACCAAAGCGGAAGACAAGCCGGATGATATGGCTACCATCATTGCCAATGCAGTGAGTGCAGCCGTTAAACCGCTTTCTGACAAGCTCGCTCAGTTTGAAACGGAAAAGTCGCAAGCAACCCGGCAGGAGCAGATTATGGCAAAGGCAAAGGAGTATGGTATTCCCGAAAACTACGCCAAACGATGCGCCATTAAGGACGATGAGGACTTGGACGCATACTTCAAGGACTTGAAGCAGGAGTTTGCGAATGACGGCTTTAAGGGTGTAGTTCCTCCAGATACAGCAAAAAAAGAACTGGAGAATGAAACTCAGGCGTTTGCGAAAATGATTGCAGACGACACTAAAGAAATTGTAGAACAACAAAAACAGTGATTTTATGGCAGCAGGATTTAAGTATAATCTTGAACCGGAAGTTGAGCAGGAAGAACGCTACGACGTAGAAACCGGACGCAGACGCAGAGGTCCGTATAAGTTGGACACAACCAACCTCGTTGTCGGCTCGTACTTGCCCTCATTCACACCGATTGCAGCTGACTTGGTGAAGAAAACATCCCAAGTGGCTATCCGTGTGGAAGTATATGAGAAGTTTACGACAGGCTCCAATACCACATTGAAAATCAAGAAACGTTCTTTGGCTTACAAAGGTATGCACTTGGGTAACGGTGCGCATGGAGCGACAATCAACGCTATTGACAAGGCTGACAAAGCTTTTGATAAGCTGACGTTAGCGGCAGACTTTGGAGAAAATCTAGAAGCTGGAACAGTTCTTTACGAAGCGACAGCCGCAGACGGTACAACGCCCAAAGTTATCGCAAATTCAGCTCTGTATGAAAGGAAGCAGGTAGAGGATGGCATAGTATTGGTTTCCCTTTTGATGCGTGCGTTTGAAATCGAACCGACCAAGCTGGTAATGCCTTTCGCAGATATTGACAAGGCGAATATGCCGCACTTCCAGTTTAATGCTCAGGATGTCAAACAAGAAAAAGACACTGTATCAATTCCTAAGGCTTCTTCCAGTCGGGACGGATTGATGAGCAAGGAAGATAAAGCCAAATTGGATGGGGTTGCAGCACAAGCTAACAAGTATACTTTAACAGCAGCTACGCCTTCTGCTCTTGGAGGTGTAAATCAGGCAGCCAAAGTGAATGATGCATCTGGTACGGTGTCGGTAGAAAACTTTAACGGATTATTGACAGCGTTGAAAAACGCAGGTATAATGGCAAAATAAAGAAAGGAGGACTAATATATGATGCTAACTATTCATACATTGTTTAATGACCCGAACATTGTAAATGCAGTGATTCAGCGTGTCCTCAAGACAAGAAAGGACACAATTTATTGGCAGCAGTATTTGGGCTTCCGTAGGACTACTACTCGTGTATTTAAAGACTACATCGGTCAGGTTACTGGCGTGATGGCTGGTTCCATCAACTCCCGTTATGGCGAAAAGCCTATCCGTGAACGCAGGAATATCGGTTCCGGATATGGTGAGATTGCCTATTTGGGTGACCGCTATCAAATCTCAATCGACCGTTTGTCTGACTTGCAGGACTTGATAGATAAGTATAATGCCGCCAAACCGGAAGACCAGAAAGCAGCCATGCGTGACATCGTGGACTTCATCTATGACGATTACCGTCAGGTATTGCTGGCACCGCACAAGCGTATGGACATTATCGTAGGCTCTCTGTTGATGACTGGAGCAGCAAGCGTGAAGAACAAGGACGACAATGCCGGAGGAATTGACTTATTGAACATCGACTTGCCGTTCAAGTTTATCAAGCCGGACACAGAGGATAAAAACTATTTCGTCACTTACTTGCAGCAGAAACTGAATGAGCTGAAATCTATTTACGGCACATTCCCCAAGATGATTATGAGCCGTGGCACATTCGTCAAGAACATCATCGGGTCAAGCGAGTTCGGTGATAAGTTCAAGATGCAGCTTACAGGTAATGAAATGTATATGTCTACCGGGATTATCACCTCGCAACTGGCTTCTACCATTTTTACAGGTATCGGACTTCCGGCTATTGAAATCAAGGAAGATTATGTGGTAGACCAAACAGGTAAGAATATCCCCATTTATGCAGATGGTCGTATTTCCCTGCTTCCGCAGGATAAAATCGGTTATATGCGCTTCCACACTCCTTATGAAGCTGTGGATGGTGTACCGGGACGTAATTACACTCAGGCAGATGGCGATATGCTGATTTCAGGTTACAAGGACGGCAATGGTCGCTATCTGGAATACACAGCCGAATGGATTCCGCAGATTGCGAACCCGAACCTGATTGTGAACTTCGATTTGAGTGAGATGAACGCATGACAGTAAACGATTATATATTACAGAAGTTTCAGACCTTCGGCGTTAACTTGTCGGAGGCTGACCTTTTCGATATATGTCTGAACGCAAAGATAAGCGGAGGGGGGGAGATGAACGAGGATTGCCAAACACGGGTGTCGGTGGCAATTGCGAAGTTCATCCCCTCTCTATTGCTTCGTGCCACTTCCATCAGCGAAAGCGGTTTTTCTATGTCTTGGAACATTCAAGGCATTAAGGATTACTATTCATTTCTGTGCAAGCGGTACGGTTTGAAAGACGAACTGGGTAACAAACCTAAAGTGACTTTCTTATGATATTCGCTCCACACATATTGCAGGTAAAAGTTATCACCCCAATGGATAAGGATGAGTTTGGCAGACCTATTCCCGGAACAGGTGGTGAAAGCTGGCAGGAGGTGTGCAAATGCCGTTGTGATGATAACACTACCAAAGAGTTTTCATCTGATAACGGCTCTGTGTATCGTCCGAATTATCATGTGGTATGCGAGAAGAGAATTACTGTCAAGGCTGGTGATGAAGTACGTTGCATGGATGGTGATAGCGTAAGAGGTCAAGGCGAAGTTTATACAGTGAAGAGTACAAACTACTTTAACTACTCGGAATTATGGATGTAGATTTCGATTTCTCAGATGTCGACTCCTTTTTCGATGAAGGAGAATGGGAGGTCGAAAAGAAGATGATTGATGTAGGCGATGAAGCCGTGAAGTACGCAGAGGAACATGGGGATTATCAAGACCATACACTCACTTTGAGAACGTCCAATGATTACGATGTCAATAAAGACGGTTTGACATTGAAAAACGAAGCGGAATACGCATCATTCGTAGAATCTAAAGGGTATGATGTTTTGAGTAGTGCTGCTTTATTTGCGGAGAAACGATTAAAAGAAGAATTTGAAAAATGAAAAAGTACATTGGAACAAAACAGATTGAAGCAGAACCTATGACTGTTAGCGAATTCTATCATCTCACAAGGCAATCTCAGTACGGTGAAATGATAGAAAACGGAGAAAGAGATCTTAACGGTTATCGTGTCGTATATGAAGATGGATTTGAAGGGTGGATGCAAGAAGACGAATTTAAGAAATCATATAAAGTGGCTGATACAGTGCTTGACCGCTTGCATATTGAAATGCGAGATTTATACGAGAAGATGGATAAACTTTCTCCATTTATTGAATCCGGCAAGATAGACGAAGTTGTAACAGACAAATATCAGAACTATTTGCTTCGTTTGCAACATTATATCATGAGCAGATATATTAACGTGCTGGAATGTCGTATAGGTAGAATTGATGGCTCCCCCGAAGCACCTCTACATCAAATGTCATTTGGTGATGCTATCGAAGTGTTAAAACAAGGTGGGACTGTTCGTAGAAGTGGTTGGAACGGTAAAGGTTTGATGGTATTCAAACAAGTGCCAGCTCATATCGAAAGCGACATCATCCCTAAGATGCAATCGCTTCCCCAATCGGCAAAAGACCTTATTCTGAAAGGTAAGGGATTTATTGACTATACAAGCCAGTGTCTTATCTACAACGAGAATACCGGACGCGCTGATTCATGGGTTCCGTCTATCAGTGATGTATTTGCAGAAGATTGGGAGATTGTGGAATGATAGTAACTACCGACATAGGAAACATTCTCTATCGGGACTGCAAGGCTTTCGGAATAGATATAGTGCCTGATGGTGAAACGCTGACGGGTGAATTGAAGTCCGAAAGGATTGTCATCCACACGAAGAAACAACAGCCGGGAAAGTATTGGAAGAAATCTTTCGCAGAAGTGAATCTATGTGTACCCAATTTAAGCGAGAATGAAGCGAACACAATCCGGCTTAACGAACTCGAAAGAAAGGCTGGCAAGCTGCTTGATGATGTAGTAAGCACCTATGACGGTACAACCTATCGTTATTCTATCGAATCAATTGGCACGGAAGCGGATACAGCTTTGAAATGCCATTACGTGAATGTGAGAATTTTATTTGAAGTAATAAATGTAAAACTATAAGATTATGATTTCAGCAGTAGGAATAAAAAGAATCTTGTTTGCCGACATTGATAAGGTAACGGCAGACATTACCCCCGAAATCGCAAAGACTTTGATTCAAGCCGCTATCAAAGCGAAAGATGAGGTTTTGAATGTACACGGGGAAACGTGGCAGATTGAGGAAACGGAAGCCTCTGTCACCGGGTACAAGAACCAATTAACGGGAAAGAATTACCGTTACGATGATGTGCCGGGAGAAGTATCGCCCGCTTTCTCTATCGGACAATATGACTGGAAGACCAAGAAAGCGTTCATGGGTGGCGATGTTATTCAGGCAACATCTAAAGATGTAGGTTGGAAGCGTGCTTTGGATAAAGTTATTATCAACAAAGCATTGTTCTGTCTGACCGATGATGATGTCTGGTTCATCTTCCCAAAATGCCGTATTGTTTCCCGTGAAGCCAATACGGATAAGGCAATTGCAATCGCTGTAAAAGGCTTGGTGCAGGAACCGGGAATCGAAGGTGTTTCTTCTGAGTATAACTATGAAGAAGGGCAGATTAAAGCTTTGCAGGCATGAACTACAGTAACCATTGTACCTACTCCTTCCGATGCGACCGTAAAGCTGGACGGTGCAACGGTCAAGTCAAAGCAGGTGAATGCTGGGGCTACCGTTCACTATGAAGTGTCGAAAGTGGGGTACGTCACTCAGTCAGGAGATATTAAAACCACTCCTTCTGAAGTTGATACCACTCTTAAAAAAGAGATAACATTGGTAAAAGCACAAGAGTGATAACCGGGGGATGGATATATACCATTCCCCCTTTTAGTTTAAGAATATGAATCAAGCAGCAAAAACGGTTTCTGATGCTTTGTTAGGGCTGGATTTCATGAATGTGGAGATAGGAGGGATGGTTTATACCATTAAACCTCCTACAATTAAAATTATCTGTCGTGCCATTCATCATTTTTCCAATATCGGCATGACTGGAGATAATGTCATGGAAGCTATTAAAGAGCTTCCTGAAGCTACTGAAGATATGCTGAAAGGTATTTCATGCTTCATCTGCGGGAATGATAGTTTGGTCAAAGAATTGGAGAACGGCACTTTTGAAGAAGTCAAAGATGCCTTGGAAGTCTGTTTCTCTATGATGGATATTTCGGCTTTTCAGTGTGTCAGCTCGATGAGGAACGTGTCGATGCTGGCAGCAAAACCGAAACAGTAGGAAACACAACGTTCTTCGGGCAGATAGCCCATTTGATTGACACGTTGCATCTGAGTTATACAGAAGTGTTTGAGATTATCCCTTATCGGAATCTGCTGATGATGCAACGGGATAAATTACACGCAGTATATGGTGGTCAGAAGGTGAATAGAATCAGTGGTAAGGAATTGGCTAATCGTAGGAAAAAGAAATAGATATGGCGAAATTATATTTTAAGGTAGGTAGTGACTGGGAAGAAGTTGTAAGACTTCGTAATGAAATTGCAAAATTAAAGCAGGAGTTAATGAGCATGGATGGCACGCAGTCTCCTGCTGCTTTCAAGGCTTTGAATGCCCAACTTGCTGCATCCAACCAAAGATTGGATGAGTTGGTGACTAATGCAGCCAAAGCTGGAGCGGAAATGGAAACGGGATTCAAAAGGAAAATCTTCGATGCTTCCCAGGCCGTGAATGGATTCACAGAGAAGATTCTTGCTCAAAAAGCGGTAGTTAAGGATATTGAAGCGGATGTAAAACGACTTGGGGATGCTTATCGTATAGCATTGAAAAGGAATCCGTTATCAGCAAATAGCAAGTTAGAAGAATACAATGCTGCCCGCAAAGCTCTTGATGAAGAAAAGGCAGCTTTATTTGGATTAACCCAACAACAAGCCGAAGCGCGTCTTTCCGTAAAGAAACTACGTGATGAATACGCCCTTTACAAGGATGACGCAAAAGAGGTTGTAGAAACTAATAATGGTATTGCTATTTCTTGGAAGAAAGCCTTGGCGGTTATTGGTGGTACTGGAGTACTGAAAGCATTAGGTGCTGAAATGATTCGTGTACGTGGCGAGTTCCAGGCTGCTGACACTGCTATTGAAACTTTATTGGGAAACAAAGAGAAAGCCAATGCCCTCATGTCACAAGTTCGTGAGTTCGCTAAAATTTCTCCGCTTGAATTTTCTGATGTAACAGCAGCCACGCAGATGATGCTTGGTTTCAACATTGAAGCTGAGAAAGTTCCCCGTTATCTACAAGCTATTGGCGATGTTTCTATGGGGAACACACAAAAGTTTAATTCTATGACTTTGGCATTCTCTCAGATGTCCGCTGCCGGTAAACTTATGGGTCAAGACCTCAATCAGATGATTAATGCAGGATTTAATCCTCTGCAAATCATGTCTGAAAAGACCGGTAAGTCTATCGCTACCCTCAAAGATGAGATGTCTAAGGGGGCTATTTCCGCAGAAATGGTTCAGCAGGCATTTATAGATGCTACTTCCGCTGGTGGTCGATTCTATCAGATGTCCGAAAACGCTTCAAAAGAGATAAACGGTCAGTTGTCTATGATGCAGGATGCTTTGGATTCCGTGTTTAACGAATTGGGAACAAAGTCGGAAAGTGTTATCATGGACGGTATTCAAATGACAACTTCGTTGATTCAGAATTATGAAACAGTAGGTAGGATCTTGGCTGGATTAGTGGTTACTTATGGTACATACCGGACCGCAGTGATGCTTGTTACTGCTGCCGAAAGTAAACATACTCTTGTGGAGATTGGACTTACCAATGCCCGTTTATTGGCACGAAAAGCGCAGTTAGCTTTAAACGCTGCAATGCTTACCAATCCTTATGTGTTGTTGGCTACTGCTGTAGTAGGACTTGGAGTTGCAATGTTGGCTTTCCGCGATTCGGCAACAGAAGCAGAAAAGGCACAGAGAAGGTTTAATGAACAGCAAGAAGAAGCTAAAAAGCAAGAAGAAGAACACAAACAGAAGATTGATTCCCTCGTACAAAGTTCTCGTGATATAGCGTTGTCGGATTTACAAAGAGGTCGAAGTTTAGCGGAGTTAAGAAAAGAATACCCTAAGATATTCGCTCAATATGACATCGAAACCATTAAGTTGGCTGATATACTTAAACTAAAGCAACAGATAACGGAAGAAGATGCGAAACGTGCCGGAGAAAAGCAAACCAAGGAACTTTCTAACATTGAATCTGAAATCAAATATTACGAGAATCTGCTGAAAACTCTTTCCGGTCAGCAAGGCGTTGATGGATATGTGAAGAAACTAAAAGAATTGCGTGCTATGCGTGATGTCATGCTGCAAGAAAAAGGCAAAGGCATCTCCGAACAGTTCATTTCCAATCTTAAAGATGTTAATACTAATGAGTTTGACCGCTACATCTCTGAGTTGGAGAAGCGTATCAGAGGAAAGGGGGGAAATGGAACTGTGAAACTTCGTTTGCCTATTGATATTAAGGGTACTTTGTCTGATGAAGCAATCTATAATGTGAAAGACATAAAAACACTTATAGATACAGCAAAATCAGTCAAGCAAACCCGAATTGATTCAGAGAAGAATAAAACTACCTACAAGCAGGATTATGAGAAAGCGAAGAAAGACTGGGATGATGCTAAGAAGAAACTTTCTGAAATAGAAAAGAATAAATCCAAGTTTACTTCAAAGCTGTATGAAGAAGCTAAGAAACGAGTAGAAACAACTGAAAAAGCCTATAAAAATTTGGGCGGTATTACTGGTAGTTCTTTGACCAAGCAGGAAAAAGCTGCTGAAAAGCAAAAAAAAGAACAAAAAAAGACAGCCGAACAACTTCTTTCACTTCACCGTCAGAACCAACAGGATGAAATCAACCTGATGATAGAAGGCACGGAAAAGAAGTTGAAACAGATTGACCTTGATTATCAGAAACAGATTGATGCGATAAGAAAACAGGAGGAAGAATGGAGCAAAGCCGGTAACGGTAAGCTGACCGACAAGCAGGCACAGAAAATTTCAGAAGCTTATACCAATGCCGAAAGTATGAGAGATAAAGATATTTCCGATGTAACTGAAGGACAGCTGAAAGCCGAACAACAGGCTTTGAACGACTACTTGAAAGAATATGGCACGTTCCAGCAGCAGAAATTGGCTATCGCCCAAGAGTATGCGGAAAAAATAAGGAAAGCACAGGAAGAAAACGGTGTTAATAGTGCACAAGTAAAGTTACTGGAGAAACAACGTGATGTTGCCATACAGAACAAGGAAACAGAAGCCATAAAAGCCAATATAGATTGGGTTACTGTGTTCGGTGAGTTTGGTTCCATGTTTTCCGACATGATAAAGCCCGCCTTGGACGAAGCGAAAAAATATGTACGGACTGACAAGTTCAAGAACTCCGATCAGGCAAGCCAGAAATCATTGATTGACGCCATCAGCCAGATGGAAAAGTCTTTGGGTGGTACAAGTGGAGTCAACTTCAAGAAACTTGGAGAGGATGTAAAAGCCTATCAAATAGCAGAACAGAATCGTATCAGTGCCATAGGGATTGAAACAGCTGCTTTGGAAAGACTAAAGAAATCACAGGATGATTACGCCAAAGCGCAGAAGGGCGGAACGGAAAGTGAGAAACAAGCCGCAGCAAACGCTCTTGAAACAGCACGGCAGAATGCTGACATTGCATCCGCCAATGTGAAGACACAGACTGATATCGCCAATCAGGCCCAGCGTAATGTGACTGATACCGCCACCAGACTGAAAGCAAGCATGGAAAATTTGTTGGGAGGCTTGCAGCAGATTTCATCCGGTGGATTGTATAACGCATATAGCGGAATTATCAAAACCGTGAACGGATTCAAGGATGTCATAGGAAAAACGTCAGAATCTCTTAAGGAGGTCCCCATCGTCGGATGGATTCTGTCCATCATTGACGTACTCAAAGACGGATTAAGTGATCTTGTCGGTGGTCTGCTTGATGCTGTTCTGAACGCTGTCAGTGGAATTATCGGTGATGTCTTGTCAGGGGATTTGTTTGTCACAATCGGCAAGTCATTGAGGAACGGCATAGGAAACATCCTGAACGCAATCTCATTCGGAGGCTTCAACTCCTTGTTTGGAATAGGTGGAAACGCCAAGGAAGTACAGGAAACGATAGACAGGCTGACGGACAGGAATGGAACTTTGCAAACGGCCATCGAGGATCTGACTGACGAGATGAAGGCAAGCAAGGGAATGAAATCGGTTGAATCTTACAGGGAAGCTGTAAAGTATCAGGAGGAAGTCAATAAAAACTATCTGCAAATAGCAAAGAAGCAAGCCGGATATCATAAGAGCCACGGCAGCTGGCAGCATTATCTGAAATGGACGGATGAAATGCTGGAACACGCAAGAAAAGCTACCGGCATGCAGGATTTCTCCGGCACCGATTCCTTGTGGAATCTGACCCCCGAACAGATGAAAGCTCTACGGTCGGACGTATGGTTATGGGATATCATGGAATCTTCCGGTAAGGGAGGTTACGGTGAGCGTGTTACCGACAAGCTGGATGATTATATAGAGCAGGCAGGAAAACTGGAAGAACTGACCGACAGTCTTTATGAGGGCCTGATCGGAATGTCATTCGATTCCATGTATGACAGTTTTATAAGCAGTCTGATGGATATGGAGAAGAGTGCGGAGAATTTTGCTGATGACATATCCAAATATTTCATGCAGGCGATGCTGTCAAATGCCATCGGTGAACAGTTTAGTGACAAACTGAGGACATGGTATGATAAATTCGGTGAAGCCATGAAGGATGATGGTACGCTTGACAATAATGAGCGTAAGGAGCTGATGGATGAATACATGGGTTATGTGGACGAAGCCATGAAGCTCCGTGACGAGCTTGCCGCAGCAACCGGATATGACAAGATTTCACAGGAGTCCTATTCCCAATCTTCTTCATCAAGAGGGTTCGGCACTGAAATGACACATGAAGATGCAGGAGAACTAAGCGGTAGGTTTACAGCATTGCAGATTGCAGGAGAAGAAATAAAAAATGCCATGCTGAATACGCTGGCGGTGGCACAAGCCATATCCTCATTTGCCAAAGACAACAATACAATGTTGACTGAGATAAGAAATCTGATGATTTCATCCAACGGTCACCTTGAAAGTATTAACAAATACACCAAACTAATTTATAAGTTTGGAGACAAGCTTGACGAAATAGCGAAAAATACAAAAAGTATATAAATATGCCACAAGAAGAACTGTTTATTAATGGAAAGGACGCTTATACCACATGGGGAATAAGCATGGATGACACTGCACTGTCCGCCCTCATGACCCCAGCACCCAATAAGGAGTTCATTGAGAACAAGAGCCGAATGGAGCATGGAAAGCGTGTGATAACAGCTGATCCCAAAAAGGACGAGCGCGATCTTACATTACAGATAAACCTGACAGCCCCTGATAAAGATACATTCTTTGCAAGGTATGACAGCTTTTGTAATGAGTTGGATAAAGGAATACTTGAAATAAAGACAAAGTATCAGCCCAATATAGTTTACAGGACTATTTATATTTCCTGTAACCAGTTCAGCCAATTCATGCAAGGCATAGGAAAATTCGTGCTGAAGCTGAATGAGCCTAATCCCAATAACAGAAATTTCCCTTGATATTCTATTTGATTTTCAAATAAAATATATACTTTTGTTCAGCATTGTGTAAAGGCACACAAAACTTAATTATGGAACAAATCGACATCAAAGACATATC